TGTCCTCAAATGTCAGTTGCACACCTGTACCAACATTGTAAACTCCACTGATGCCGGTTGTTTTTAACTGTATCATTGCTGAGATACAATCATCTACACTGACGAAATCTCTTGTGCCCAAGCGGCCGTTGTGATGCCACACTTTAAGTGGTTTGCCCGCAATGGCTTGTTGCATGTATCTACGTATGGGACTGGGCTGTGCTTTGTGTGCTTCGTTGCGTCCATACACATTGAAGAACCGCATGCCTTGCACAGGCACTGAGAAGTATCGTGAAGCCACCCAGTTGTCAATGGTGAGTTTGCTGACAGCATAGTAATGTTGCGGCTGTACCGGACCCCATTCGGGACTGTTTGACCAAGGACCATACACACTGGCACTTGATGCGTATGTGATACCACATCCCCACCGTTCAGCAGTTGTTATCCAATCTTGCGTGTCCTTTATGTTTTTGCGAACAATGTCCTCCCAGTTGTCGGCATTGGTTTCGCTGATGGCGCCCATATGGAATATCCATTCTATGGGTGTTCGTGCTGTGTATGTGTTGCCGCGGGTGTCCCAGTCAAGGCCGTGTACATCGTGTCCTGCCTGGATGAGATATTGTTTGAGTTCGCTGCCAATAAAGCCGCGGTCGCCGGTTACTAAGATCATGTGTTGATGGGTCGTACACGACGAGCAATAGCATCGGCTTCTGCGTCACTCAACATGTCTGGATCGTATTCACCACTTGTGAGTTTGGCAATTAAATGCTCAATGTATGCTTCGTCGTATGTGTAGTTATCGGTTAAATTTTTGTCTACAATAATCCAGTGATACCCATTGAACTTGTACAGAACATTGGGCATTTGATCCACACGCATGAATGTGTCACCTTTGACTGGACTGGCTGGGAAAGAGATACCAAATCCTGATGTGGGTTCTCTACCCAAGTCATTGTCTGCTACCAAACCCATCCAAGGTAACTCTTGAATCTTGCCAGCAGCCAACTTGGCACGTTCTTCTTTGATTGTGCGATCAGGATTTTCTGCTTTCCACTGTTTGATTGCTGCCTTGATGCCAGGATTGTCATGGTCTTCTGGTTCAATTTCTTGCGCTAATGTATCCAAATAATCTTGATTGAACTCCACTGGCTGTGCTCGAAGTTGTTCGAACTCAGCGATAACTTCTTCTACCTGTTGTTGATTGAGAGGATTTGATTGTAAATCACTGTACATCCACCCTGGTGGATGTGGATCGGCTGAATCTTTCTCTTCAAGTTCGTGATCAAACGTGTCTGCAGGATGCTCGCCTGGGTCATCAAACAGTCGGCTGACTGTGACAGTTTCACCTTGGGGCAGTTCTGGTTCTGCTGTGGCACGTAGTTGTTCAACTTGTTGATCAGTTAGCGGTCCATCATCAGGTTCATACGCAGGTTGCAATCGCCGCTCACGTTCCCATTTCATGCTCTCTGTGGCTGCCAACACCATCATGATGGCCAGCGGATCAAACACCACCACAAGTATGATGATGACCCAACGCACAGCACGTTCTAGTAAATTAGTGTCAGGATTGTCACCATAGACCAGGGCCGCAATGTATTTTATCGGACCGACTTCGGCCTCCACCTTGCGTACCTCGGCAGCAATAGGGGCTCGTTCTTCACTAATGCTAGTAATCTTTTTCTGTTCGGCTGCAATTTCGGCAAGCAGTCGATTGCGTTCTTTGGTCTGCGCCCTGCGGATCGAAACTGCTTTGTCAGCACCTTTTTCATCTGTGCTTCGGCCCATAACTTGGTCCACAGCCTCATCCATTTGTTTAAGCGCCTTGCGGTTGGCATCTATATTGTCCTTTGAGATTTTGATCTTTTCATCGTACACAGCAATCTTGGCCTGCACATCACCTGACACCAGACTTTGATCTGTGTGTGCTTTTGACAGGAAACCAAAGATGCCCATGCTGGTTATCACCATGAGCATGAACACTGCTGGCACCAAATAACACTTCATCAACAGTCGGCAACGGTGCCAGTATTCATGCAACCACACTGTGACAGTGACCTTGGCCACTTCCAAGATGCCACCCATGATTATGATGGGTATCACTGCACTAGCAAAAATAGCAGTAAGACCCAAGATACTGTACCAGGCTGCAACCACGCTCAATGACAAGGCGGTGAATAGTGTGAAATAACTGAGGAACATAGATTTATTTATTGGGTACCAATTTGATTTGGACTGCTAGTTTAACGGCCAACCAAGTGGCAATGGAAGGATCAGGAACATCAAACCAAACACGTACAGTTTGATCAGGGTTCCATATTATGTTTTCTAACCTGCGTTTGACATGGCTTTGGCCCTTCCAGTTGCCTACACCATACACTTGATTGAGTTCGCGAATGACTGCATACCATGTCTTGACATCATGCAGTTCCAGTTGAATACGGTGCATGACCAAGGGCGTTGATCTAAGAGAGTCAAGGGATTCAAACATACTCAACGCAGAGGTTTCAATTTCAACAGACATTTCTATCCTTCTCACTGTTTTTATCTACAAGGCATACTCCACTGGGTACCAGCCAGTGTTTTGACCTGTTGCCAGGTCTAGACAGTGTCTCATCCTACGGGATTTACGTTTCTGATGCCACGGCACACAGCAGGTCCGGTTGCAGATCTATTCCTGCTATGCCCATTAAACAACCCACCTCCCTGGTCATGCACAGTAATTATACTGCGCAAGTCAGGCGTTGTCAACTGATTGTTTAGTCAATTCGCACACCAGGAGAAACTGCTCGTAGGCCAGTCGCACAGCAGGATTGGTCAGCAGTTGTTGGGCTTCCGCTTGCATGGCCCGGATACCGGCTTCGACGATGTCTCTGGCACAGGCAATTTCCAAAGTGTAAACATCATCGCCCAGGGCTTTATTCAACCGTTGCCAGGCCTGTTGTTGCTTTTGGGTAAGTGGGTGGCGGCGTGGACGCATGGCACTGGCATCACGCACAGCCTCACTCATCCAATCCTCTGCCACACGACCAGCGGCAATCATGGGCGCCAAGGCAGGATTAATATTGTAGCGAGTGCTCTGCCCACCTGGGTAAACCATGATCATGTGATTGCCATAGGGTAGGCCATCCATGAGGTCCTCATCATATTCCATTACGGGTACGTACTTGCGTCCACGTTTTTCGTAGTAGATTTTCTTAGTCATACACTTTCCAGGTGTTGGTAGTGTAGTCCCAGTGGCGGGTATCGTAGATTTGAAATGATATGCTACGACCAAACACGGTCAGTTCCACTGTGAGTCCAGCATGATCCTGGCGCCGGGTGTAGTTGATTTCAAATCCAATCAGTGTTTTGACAACACACAATTCTACTTCCCAGGCCATGTGGCGGGTGATCAATCCTGATCTGTTCCACAGGTTGTCAAAGGGCCGACCCCAAGGATTGCTCAATCCAAAACTAAGATGAATCATGATAACTCCATTGTGACAATTAGTTGGTCCACAGGTACACTGTTTTGCACGTAGCCTTCTGTGACCATGTTGTAGTAGTGAGTGCTGGGGGCCTCCTCAAATGATTGATCCACCATTTGATATACCAAGGCAATGTCGCTACCGCGATCAGTATGCACCAGCACCGAAAAGCGTGTGTAGTGATAGGGATAGCCTTCCAAGGCATCCAGGGCCACTAGGTTGTCTTCTGTGATTTCCCACAACACACCATCACACCAGTCGCCTGCCACAGGCTCAATGTCTGCACAATAGCGGAACACCAGGGCATAGTCGTTGATCCATGCAGGACCCAAGCAAACAGCACCCGGGCATCGGGCAGCCATTTGGTCCAAGTTAGTGTTCATGCCATAGGCAAAATATTTCAAACTTTTTCTCCAGTTTCAAAATCACAAGTGTGTTCAATCCCCACAAACCAATGCCATTTGTCACAATGCTCTAAAACGTGTGTCAGTTCAAGTCCTGTATCAGCCAGCGCATTTGAAATGTCTTTAGGCCCAGTATAAGTTTGTCCTTCAACCAACACGATTAGCCCATCGGGAGTCAAATAGTTTTTGGCATCTGACAAGAACTTTTTCAAAATTGCCAGCCCAGGATCAGAACCCAATCGATTGTGCTCCAGTAGATTGCCTGGCCACCAAGGAGGATTTGCCACTATCAAATCATACATTCTAGGTGGTTGTATATCACACAGATTTCTAATGTGCCAGGTATCAACATTGCAAGGAGCTTCTACAGTTTTGGCAGCACTCAAAGAGGGTTGCCAAATATCAGCTAAATCCAGTTGCTTACACAATCCTTTGCCTAACAAACTAAATCCAATGAATCCAGGACCAGAACACCATTCTAAACAGTGATTGAAAATCTTATTGGGTGCAATCAAAGACAACACTTCTATAAACATTGGCGCTCTGTGTATTCCCCCGCCTTCCATGCTGGGATGATACTTTATTTTTATACCTTGGCAGTCAGTTTCATGAGACAACAGTAAGGTTGGATTATCTAAAAAATAATCAACACCGGGAGGTTGGCACAACTGGGCAATTTCTTCCGGAGATTGTGCTAACTGTGTTATAACCGATGATGTTTCTTTAACAGGAAATGCCCAACTCAAATTAGTATTTAAAATTTTCAATTGAATTTCAACTGATAAATGTTTTACATCTTCAAAATTCGAACAATCAGGCCAGTCATGGGCCTCGGGCAAATTACTGAACCGAATATTCTGATAAAATTCAGCCCAGTTATTCAAACTTTTTCTCCAGCTTCAAAATCTCTAAAACGTAAAAATCTTGGGAATCTCAGGCTGTATGATCCGTCTTGATTTTGTGTGACTGCGTCAGCTTGAATCTCAACCAAGTGACCAAGAAGAAGATCCCGGCTGCGCCAATACTCATCCCTATCGCCATCAGACAGGCCACTGCCAACATTAACACAGATATGTCTTCCATTGTCATCTCCTTCACAGATTATAGCACCCAACCGGTCAGCATTGCGACCAGTTCCTTGTTCAAAACCCACAATTTTCAAATCAACTGTAATGGTGGGTTTCCATTTCATCCACGAGTCAGTGCGTTTGCACAGGTACGGGGCATCCATGCTCTTGATCATGATACCTTCGAATCCACCTTCTACAGCGGCTTCGGCATAGCGTTGCATGATGTCATGACCTTCGGCTGTGTCCAAGTCCACATCCAAGCCGTTCATGATCTGCAAGGGACCATGTTCGGGCAATCGAGCCCGAGCACGTTCCAAACTCTCAATTCGTTTGTGTTGTTGTGCGTTGAAGTGTCCTTCTTGGAATGCAGCCAAGGGCAACATGTCAAAGATATGATACGTCATACCCGTGGTCACTGCATTGCTTTTGCGATGTGCTTGCTTCATCAACTTCTGAAAACTCTCGCCCACAATCTCACCGTCCAATACCAGGCGGTGTTGCACTCTGTGACCACCACCATCGCCCAGCATGAACTTGGTGCTGTGTTGTCGAATGGCATCCGCAATTTCAGGAAAGTTTTCAAACACCTTGCCATTGCGGCTGTACAGTGTGACATCACCATCGATCACTGCCAGCACACGCACACCATCTAACTTGCATTCCAGACGTTTGATACCTTTCAGCTTCTTGGGTTGATCTGTGGAATCTTGTGCCAACTGACAAGTAAACACTGGGATCCGCCACTCTGTTTTGCCCAACACTTTGTTCAAGGTCTTTTCTGAGATGCCGCATCGCAGGTCTTTGGTGATAACACGTCTGCAAAGATTGTTCCACTCTACACTATCAAAACGTTTCATTGTTTCCAAGATAGCATCTCTGGCACGATGTCCAGAGAATGATCGTGTGCGCAGGCCTTCCAGCAAGCCCCAGAACACAGGCCAAGGATTTTCCGCATGCTCAATGCCAGAACTCTCGGGCACCTGTTTCACATGGAATGTGTAATAGGGATTGTATGCTTGATAGCAGTTGAACAAGAAACACTGTGCATTGGCACTGCCCAACTTTGAGGCCATCAAGGCTTTTTCAATCACTCGTTCTTTGTGCAAGCGACTGTCAGATGCTTCTAAGTCTCTTATCCAATCGGCTGCCACAGTGATACCGTTGAATTGTTTGTGTGCAAAGTCAATGTCATTCATATATTTACAGTGTTACCATGATGAGTTATAGAATACTTTCAAACCCAAGAACATTTCTGCACGGGCTTCCTGAATAAACTTCAAATCGCTGGGCTTGTAATAATCATCTGCGTCATTGCCAAAAAAGAATCCTGACGTACCTGGCAGTTGATCGTTTTGTACTGCATACTCCAAGTCATCCAAATCATCATACGTGAGTTCGAATTCAACGCCGTTGAAGTTGTCTGTTTCTCGTAATGCATTGCCTTCACGTGCCAACCAGCGTTGAGCCATCCAGCCATGCAGGTTAGGATGCTTACGCCAGTAAGCCAGTTCACGTGGCTTGTTGACATTGGGGTTGCGATGCTCTTTATGATCAGGATCCCATTCAGAGCCTTCGTAAAATTCTGCTTGCTGGCCTGCCCGAGCGGCCACGTATGCGTACATGTCTAATCCCATGTTACCCCCAGATACTTTGAACAATGGCTTGAACAAACACCGCCATACTCACAAAGAATATTGCGGGTTGAAGGACGATAAACCATAGAAATTGTAGGATAAAATCTGGATCTAAATAACGTTTCATTGTTTGTCTCCGTCAATCAAGTGGAACATTTTTCATTGGCTCAGTACCCATCCAGTGTGCCTGTGTGACACACACGCCTCGGTACTGCACACCCATTGGGTGCTCGCCTTTTTTGGGCAGTGTTTTGATTGCCCGTTCACATGCAGTTTTGGTGGGCATGGTCACAGGCACTTTGTCTATAAAGTTGCCACCGGGGCTGAGAAAGGCAACAATCAATACCCATTCATTCATCATGCGGCCTCCAACATGTTGGCTGGCACCTTCCACAGCATGACACCGTCTTTGACTGTGACATACTTGATGGCAACCTTGGTCACTGTGCCAGTTACTGTGACACCACGTTTGGTGCTGTGAAACTTCACTGTGTCGCCTTTGGTGAATGTGCGGATCTTTACTGCACGAAGCTGGGCACGAGCATAGCTCACCGCATCATTGATGCTGTTGAGTTGTTCGTTTGTAAAATTGCTGAACATGATAGAAGTGTTGACTTCTTGGATTGTTGCGTATGTCATCTTGGGCTCCAGTTGTTACAATATGTTCATATTATAGCATTTTGGCAATTATTGGTCAACCGCCAAAACGGTAATACTCAAGTATTACATGCTCCAGAATGATTCTGAGCTGGGTGAGCAGAAGTGCGGTGTGTTGACATCTTCCTCAAACTTCTCACCAGTCATGATGTTGACACGTTCAACCATGCGGGGTCGGTAGTGCTTGGTGGCAACAATGCTGAGTTGGTCCGCTGTCCATCCTGCTTTGTTGCACAGGCGTGTGCGTGTGGCACGGGCGGCACCAAAAGTTTTGTAAGCACGGGTTCTGTTGGGACCATCTGTTACGATAAGTCCAGTACCTCTAGAAACAATGTAATACATGTTGGCTCCTTTTTGTTACTCTATGCCTATATTATAGCAAAAAGGAAATTTCTGGTCAAGTACTACCTAAGTATTACTTTTTAAGTGCTGGAAATCAGTGTGGCCTGCGGCAATGCATTGGCGCTTTGACTGGGCACGCCATTGGTGGGAGTGAGCCCTATGGAATTTAGACCTGAGGTGTTGCGGCCTTCACGTAACGCACCCACCATGGCCTGACCATACTGGTTGGCTGTGTTGGCAATGCTTTCCAAAAATTGTGCTGCCATGCCTTCCTGTGTTTGTTTGCCAAGGTCGCCCAGACTGGGAATAAAAGCTGTGATGGGCAACTGTGCGCCAGCTGTGAGTGTGCTGTAGTTGATACTGGCCCTGGTTTGATTGACCGATTCATTTGCTGAATTTGATATCATGTCATACCAAGTGTTGTTCAGTGTTGTGGTAGCAGTGCCCATGGCAGTGATGGCTGTGCCAATGGCCGCATCTGCGGCTGTGACCAACACTGCCAAGGCTGAATTATAACTGGCATAGGGGTTTCCTGCGGTGTAAGGTGCTGGAAGATTGATCGCACCTGGCAACCCATAACCATCAGAGATCAATGTGATCATTTGTGAGTATATGGTGCTGAGTGCAGTCAGTGTGCCGGCAGCAAGTTGTGCCGAAATAGTACTAGTGACAGTGGCAAGATCGGCGTTGTAAGGAATGCCGGCTGCTGATCCAAAAAAGTCTGTGAGCAAAAATGTACCACTGGGTCCAGAACCCAATGCAATGTTTGTGGCATAGTAAGTGGCCACATCAGCTGGCACTGGCGTGGTGGTATTTGCAGCCAAAGGTAAATTGCCCAATGTGGTGACTTTGTTTCCATATGCTGCATTGGCGGCTGCTGTTTGTGATATAGTCATTGCAATATTCCTGCCAACACAGCTGGTGTGGTGTTGCGAAGACCGTTTATCTGTTGCAGTGCAATTTGCAAAGCACGATTGGCAGCGGCCTGTGCAGATGGCATGATCTTGGCCAACTGATCACAACCCACAACTACCACCGTGCCTGAATTCAAAGTGGGCTCAATGATTGAATTCACATCACCTTGACTGTCATATATCAACTCTAGACTGGTGGGGGTGGGCAAGGTCAGTGTGTTAAAGCTGTTGGGGAAAATCTTAACCGGGTCCATCAGCTCACACATGGTGGTTATGTTGGGAGTGGTTATGTTCATGGTATCCAGCACTTCTTGTAAACATGCACCAGCCACGTTGCACATGCCTTGATACGCCAATCGTTGCAGGCTGTCAAATTCATTTTCTGTCAGGGCGCCTGGTCTACTTTCTGTGAATGACACTGCGCCACGTGGCAAGGCAGCGTTTCTCAACCGACTGATCACCTGCAAAGGCTGAGCATTCGGTGCCACTTGATTGTACAAACTGGGTCGATTGTTGTTGACCAGGTCAGCAATGTTTTGATCTGACAGTCCTGTTTCACGCAGTTTTGTCTGCACACATGGCAATGTGCCGTTGGTCATGTTGCCGGCCCGAGCCAATTGTTGCAACACTGAGGCTGGGGTGCCAAAATTTTCCACTGCGGAAAAATCAAGGAGCTCACCAGTGGCTGCTAGATCTGCACCAAATGCTGCCAGATTGGTGGTTACTCTGGTAATACCAGCAGTGATCAAATCATTCATGTTGGTGAATGTTTGTCCCACCCAGTTGTTGCCGTTGGCATTTACAGCACTCAAAATAACTTGGTTGGTCAAGCTGATGTATCCTTGCGCCGCGCCAAATGCCTGTGCAAATTTACCAAAGTCACCTGAACCAAGATACGTGTTGGCCGAGCTGGTGATAGAACCAGTATACCCTGCATTGCCCACAGTAATTGCCACGTTGCTGGGCACACTATCCCCTAGAGCTGGACAATAGTTGCCTGACACATTTGCACCCAACGTTTTGAGATTGGCCAGTGTGCCTGCTGATATGCCCAGACTCACATTGCCGGCTGCGGCAGCTATGACAGTTAATAAATTACCTGTGAGCACAGCCGAATAAGCAGCAATGGTATTGGCCAGTGCTGTGTTGGCAGTGATGGCATTGCCTGAATAAAATCCCACGCCTGCTGTGAGTTGTAGTGGTGTTACTATTGATTCTGCCATTATCCTGCCCTTACGTCACCGCTGCCGGCCACACGACTGTGTCCGCAGGTGTCAGCATCTCCGTTGCGTATTACTGGTTTGCTGCCAGCACGAACTGATCCTGATCCGCCCGAGGTCACTGCAGAACAATGAATGCCGCAGCCAGGTTGTCCACAACAAGGGTGAGGTGACACACTAATGCCTGGCACAACAATGGGACGACCGTTTACTCGCACAGAAGCCACACCAGAAGTGTTTACGCCTCCTGCGCCATTTGGATCGCCTTGTCGTTGTACTGGTGGCATGTTATCCCATTAAGATTTTACTGCGCACAGGTTTGATACCTGTTGTGGCTTCCAAATAACTGTCCCCAACGTCTTCACGCACAGGAGCGATCATGGCCACGCTGGATATATTTACCGTGACTTCTGCCTCAGGATCTGCTGTGAACAAACTGTTCATCAGTTGTATACCCTGCTGTCCTGGTACCACTGCTACAGGCTTGCTCAGCGTGTAAGTACTGCTGTCAAATGCTGTGATTTTTGCCACTATCTCTTCACCATAGCCCATGCGCATGGTGTATGTTTTTCCTGTTTCAATGCTCATTCTAATTCCTTTTTAACTATTGCCAACTGATAATTTACCAACCCCAACTTGAGCCTGTGATAAAACATGTTCACAAAGGCATCAATACTTTGCTTGCAACGACCTAGGTAATGCTGATCATCTTCCCACAGGTAGTCATCAAACAACATCACGCCTCCGGGACGCAACAAACCAAAACACATCACAGCATCTGCCAATGCATCATCTGCATTGTGACTGCCATCCACGTAAATGAAGTCATATTGTCTTTTGTCCACAATCAGTTGTGCCAGTGCAGGGAAACTCATGTCAGCCATCACTTCTACTGTTTGTCCTGGTTTTTTAATTTCTGCTGTGTTGGCACGGAAGACCTGTTCAATGCTGCGATCTTCGGGGATTGAGTCACTACTGAATGCAGTCACAGGACGGTCAGCAAATGGATCTATGCAGGTAATGGTGCCTGTGTCTGACAGCATGTTCTCCAACATCCAGCAGGTACTACGGCCTTCATGGCTGCCTATCTCCAATATGCTGTCAACTGTTTTTTGTTTTTGTAAGTAGTTGGTGATGTAATCAAAGTTGACCAGTGCGTTGCTGAACCAGTCAGATGTGAAGTGTGGCATTACATCAACCTTTGACGCAGTTCCTGAAATCCGCCCACATACTCTTCGTCCAAGAAAATTTGTGGTACGGAACGTGCAGTGGGTACTGACTCTAGCAGTTGTTCGCGTGTCCAGTCTTGACTGATATTGCGTACTTCGTAGTCAATGCCTTTCATTTCCAACAAACCTTTGGCTTGTTCGCAGAAGGCGCATTGGTCTTTGGACCATACTATTGCTTTCATTTTGTTTTCCTTTTGGGCTCTACTTTGATAATGCATGGCGAATCAATACGATCCGACATGGCTTTGACACCGTCTGCCCAGGCATGCATTTTGACTGACAACCAGTCTAAAAATTGCACTCTCAGGCAGCGATTCTTTTCTTCAATCCGTTTGAACTTTTGCATCACGTTGCGAATGTTCTGAAAGTCTTCTGACTCTCGTATTGCATGATTTTGCTTATACATATTGTTTCCTTTTACAAATCTGGTAAATCATCGTAATCTAACTCTTCTGACATAACTCCCAAAACATAATTGGTACTCTCTGTTTCCTGTAAGGCCGATTGTTTCTTGCTGGTGTCTACGTGTTTCATGAACCAAGGAATAGGTGTGCTACGTGGTGCAGGTTCCAGGTACTTGACGCCAATTTCTTTGAGTGCGCCCACTGCTGTGTAGTCCACAAAGTCTTTGAGAATGTTGGCATTGAGTCCGATCACAGGACCTTTCTGGAACAGGTAGTCTGCCCAGGCCTTTTCCTCACGGATCACATCTAGGTATAGTTGGTAAACTTCGGCTTCGCATTCAGCCTTGGCAGCAGCAAAGCGAGGATCTTCTTTGACCACTTGATTGATCATCCAAGCAGTCCAGTCCTTGTGTAGGATTTCGTCTTGAAGGATCAGGCTGATGATGTTGCCATTGCCGATAAAGATACGATTTTCTACCATGGCTAAACTTGTAGCAAAGCTGACCATGAAACGGAATGCTTCTAGTGCATAACTGGCGTTGAGTGCCAGCCAAATGGCCTTGATGTGTTCTTGTTCGAGCACCATACCTGTCATTTCACTGCTTAATTCTTTATGACAATTTATTCTGTGTAGTTCGTCGTAGTATTTGCCCACACTGGATGCCATGTCCACGATCTCCTTGGTATCATGAATGGTGTTGAACACATCCTTGGGCACGTTGTAGATGTTGCGAATGATGTGACTGTATGAACGACTATGGATGTTGGTTTCGAAGAAACTCCAGTTGTACATCAAGGCTTCTAGTTCAGGAATGCCCACCACAGGAGTAAACACCTGTGCTGGTCCACGTCCTTGCAAACTGTCCAGGGCGGTTTGACGCAACAGATTTGATGTAAAGATGTGTTTCACAGTGTCGCTGGCTTCTTTGAAGTCGTTGGCATCTTTGGTGAGCGAAACTTCTTCAGGTATCCAAAAGAAGCCACGTGCTTCTTGTTCGAACTTGACCAGTTTGTTGTACTTGACTTCTTCAAAGCGTTGAATAGTTACAGGACCTGCAGGGTCCAAGAACATCTTGCGATGCAGGTAGTCTGTTTTGGTGGCTAGGTTGTATTGTGCTTGGCTCATTTTAGTTCCTTTATTTTATATGTTATTTTTCCAGTGCGGAGATCATGTTCCACTATTACTCGGCTGTTGGGTGTATTGATTACAGCAGGATTTGCTGGTAGTTTCCAATGTCCAGTGTCCAAGTAAAGACGATCGCTGCCGTGTTGCATGCCTGCTCTGGGCACAATCAACACTGGCTGTTTGGCTGTGTCAACTTGCAGTTGACGAATAGGTTGGTCCACAAAAGGTGCGTTGGCATCAAGCACATATCGCCCAGTATAGGTGTTGTTGGTAGCCCAGTCTATATAGATTGGCATGGGTGTTAGTTCTGTCACCCCCTCAGGCAGGCCCACTTTTGACTTGATGGGTTTGTTGTATTTTTTTGACAGCAACAAATTGACGTATGACACAAATCGAGAATCAATGTCCACTCCTGGAGAGAAATGATTTTCTTCATGTGCTTGAATCAAACTGCTGGCAATGTCTGAGGATATCTGCACAGCGTATATTTCTAAGAAATACTGTCCTGGCAAAAACTGCTTACCTAATTGCCTAGGCAAACTGTTGTAGAGCCCTTCGCCCCAGATGTTGTCATCCATAGTTTCAGTAAACACCACCGTTTGATCATGTTCACAGGCATGATCATAGCGTTGGTTGATCAAGGTGATGCGATCTTGCAGTTTTAGTACCCTGATTACTTCACAGCCCAGGCGATAACGATCAGGATCTGACTCGTAGGCCACGATGCTACGAGCACCATGCTTCAATGCCAGCATGCTCAGCAGGCCTGTACCAAATCCAATCTCCACACAATCATGATCATGCACCTGGGTCAAAATTTGGTCGTAGAACTGATTCCGTGACACGTCATTTAGCATGGAGAGATATACCCCATCGTGATTTTTGAAATCAACGCGATCTAAGAAGTCCATGGTTATAGTTTACAAGATTCGCAGTCTTCTGCATCATCAAAGTCGATCACTTC